AGGCACTCGGAGAAGCTCCCGATAAGGGAACCGTCACCGTAGCCATCGCAAATTCGCGGCCGTTGGAAATGGAGAGGGAGATGTTGCACGCCCCATCGGTACGCTTCATAAACAAGGCAGTTCCGGGTGAATCCGGAAATCCCAAGTCGGAGCGCCCAACGGGTGAGGTTGTTGCATAAAAGCAATAGCTCAGAAACATGCAAAATCTCCTTAGTGATGGTTATTGGTGTTACATCGTGCCCGTAAAAGTAGTGTTTACCACAACTTTCACGATATGGACCATCTGCAAAAGTCTTCCTTAAATTCGTCTTAAAACCGGCGAATTCGAGGATATCAACCACCGCAGGAAAGTCCGACGAGGAGACGATTATGTCGTCCCCGTAGACTGCAGCGCGTAGTCCTTCTCTACCGACGGTACTCTGGCAAACGGCCGAACAGAGAGCCCAAAAGATCAGGCTTTCTAACTCGAACGTGAACCCGTTTCCCATCGCTGAGAACTTCCGGAGTTTAATTACGTCCCCAGAAGGAAGGCGGCTGAAGTGAGTCCTGCATGAAAGCAGGGCCTCAAACCAGTCAGGTGGTAGCAACTCACGAACAAGCTCGTAGCTAACTGTATCGCTCGCACTTTTGAGGTCGATGGTAGCCATACCACCGAGACTTGCAGAGCGAGCGAGCAGCTGGTTTAGAGTCTGATCGTCGAGATTGATTCCCACCCCCTTCAAGCGTTGTCGTATATAACCACCGAAGCCCTTCTGAACAAACATGTTCATGTCGGGCTCGATGGCTATGACGCGGCTAATGAAGGCGTCTTTCGGAACAGTAGTAACCTTGCTTGCCTCCCTCAGTTTTACGTGAGGGCGGCCATCGTCTGTGGAACGACCCTGTGTGGCTCTCCGCCACACGGGACTAAGTCCAAGAATCGACTCAGTCGTAGCAAGGTTGTCAAACGTGGTTTCGGGGGACTCCCCGTATTTGAACGGAAGGTGTCTTCTCGAGAACGGCAACCGCGTTGTGCTGCCAGGACCGAAGTCGAAGAACCGTGCGGGTTTTGACCATCTAAAAGGACCAAGTACACTTTCTATGTTTTTTCGGGCGATGCGGAATGCATCGGCGAGGTCAGTTCTATACTGACCCATTCGAAAGGACTTGATCCGGTCGTTGGTCTCACCGCACTGCTCTTCACACTCTAGCCATTTGGAAATGGCTGAACCATCCTTGTCAGAAGACCCGGGCAAACCCGGGTACTTCCTTAGGAGCGAAGCACCGAGTAACTCTAGGGCGAACCGTTCGTGATCGGTATGATCACGTGGCTCGGGCCTAAGTTCAGTGCCCCGCTGGTATTCGCCTTGCCTGAATAAACAGGAGACGGCGAAGGAGTGCGTTCCTGGGATTCTATCGAGAATTCCAGTAACAAGTTCCAGTGAAGGAACGCCCAAAACACTATCAGCACTCCGAGGAGTGCCGCGACGCTGCGTAGCCATAGGATTGCCTCATGAGCTATGTGGTAGAAAGCGGTCACTCTATCGTTGGATTGGAGTGTCGCCCCTTCGCGATCGATGTAGACTGCCATAAAAGGACCTTAAAGTCAGTAAATCGACTCAAGGTTCTCAATGACGGACGTCATCGCCGCGTTGGCCAGGAGGTTACGGTGCAATGCACTGACATCCTTCCGGTTCTGCAGGGTCGACCGCTCGGGCATCCAGAATTTGGTCTCGGCGATGAGCTTGTAAGCTACCGTCGGGGCCGGCTGGATACCGGAAGCGGTTGAAGGGCTTGTGACTTCGAGAACTGGGAACACGGTACGCGCGGTCACCAGGTACATCTTCTCGATGGACTTGGGCGAAGGCGGGCGCAGGGAAATATCGACAGTCAGATAACCGACCGGGATACCACCACTACGATCCGCGTACTTCGCGACAAGATTTCCGTCGATACCCACCGGCCCGAATACATGGGCCAACGGGGTTGCGGCACCATCATTGATGGTGACATTGCCAATAGCTGGCATGGGCTGTTTTCCTTAGTCAAACGATTAAGAGAATGCCTGACGCAACAGAGCTAAACCATTAGCCATGTGGCCAAGCGAGATCGGATTTTTGATCCGAGGAGGAGACACACGCGGGGGCGACCCATGAGCAGTACGTTCTAACGTCTGCCCACCGAAATAGCCCCCACCGCCCGACGCTGTAAGGCCAGCGATGTTCCCAGATTCTGGGGCACCGTCGACCGTCACGCGAGTGGTGTGTGCATCAAGATTACTCAAGACGGACGAAGATCCGCCAAGGTAATCAAAACCCTGAGTTGCCGTCATTTGATTCAGGTAATTCCCGATAGGGAACACCCAGTCAACAACGAACGACCAAGGCACGAGCTCCCACGCGACAGTCAGGGGATCTGTAATCCCTGTTGACGCGGCTGCAGCAAGCGCCGGATTGACCATAAAAAAGTCAAGACGCGTGAAGCAGCGGGTGG